GCCAAGGAGGCCAAGCCGTGACCTTCACCCAAACCCCTCATTTCACCGAACAGTGAAAACCCAGCCATGAGTGAAATCCTCATCGAAAACGTGCCCATGCTGCTGGATGCCGGGTTCCAGTCTTCGTCCTACCGCTGGACACTCAACAAGGTGACGCTGCCGGGAGCAACCAATCGTGTGCTGGTGCTGGAGAGTCCGCAGGAGGCTGATGCCGGGATCTACACGGTACTTGGGGACGATGACGTGGTGCAGTTCAGGCTGGGGTTCCGCCGTGCGGTGCGGGTGCTGGTCAACGGTGCGGATGTGCTGGGTGATCGGGTCAAGATTGCTGGGCCTGCCACGGTGACGCTGCTGCCATACTTGAGTGGCCTGCCCGTGCGCTACACGCTGGATGGATCCGAGCCGACGGCTGTAAGCATTCTGTACCGAAAACCCATATCGGTAACGAATTCGGTGGTGCTGCGTGCGGCGATAATCATTCCAGAGGGCGACTCCATCAGGATAACGAGATGAGCGAGATCACATACACCAGAGGCGACACGAGGGCTGACGGCTACCGGTTCCTGAACTACTACAAGGATCCATCCAGCAAGACCGGCCTGCGAGAGAAGTGGGCGCACCCTGAGCGGTTCAGAAAAGAGAACGAATACCAAGCGTGGTACCGAGCCAATCGGAGGAAGTATTGAGCTCCTGCGAACACTGCGGGGCTGCACTAGCCAGAACTCAGAACGACATCAGCCAGTACTTCTGCGGGTCCTCCTACTGCGACAGGTTTCTTCCCAGATGGATGCGATCCAAGGAGTGCATGGAGACCGAGATCAAACAACTAAGACATCAACTAGAAACATGGACGACGCAACAGAACCACAGCACTACACCGACTGTGCAATCCAACCCCTGATTTACATCTGGGCCAACGAGCTGGATTTCCTTGAGGGCAACATCGTCAAGTACGTCAGCAGGCACCGGAAGAAGAACGGCAAGGAAGACCTCCTGAAGGCTCAGTTCTACCTGAAGAAACTCATCGAACTAGACTACCCAGATGACGTGGAAAGAATTCAACCAACAGGTGATTAGGCTGGGGCTCTACCGCGATCCAGAGGCGCAGTACCTGATAGAGGAACGCTTAGGCATGCTGCGGGAGTATGACCAGATCACCAGCGAAGACCTTGAGATAACCCTAGACCAACTGAGGAAATACAAAGATGAGAGCAAAACTGATTTTTAACCTGCCGGAAGAAGAAGGAGATTTCCAAGATGCATTGCGCGGTGGCAAGTACCGGATCGCATTGGCTGAGGTCATTGTAATGCTTCGATGTAAAACCAAACACGGCCACAACTATGAGTCCACAGAACAGGCCCTTCAGGAGATATACGAGTTCGCCCTAAGCATGAGAAACGAAGCGGAATCTTCCGAATAGCCTTGGAATTGCCTTGCTTTAGGCCCAAAAGGCTGGGGTGAACATCAAGAAGACCCGCAAGCGCGTCATGGCGGTGGGCTGTTCCCACGGGTCTAGGTCCAACAAGAAAGCCTTGGAGGCGGTGCTCCGTTTCCGGGACATGTACAAGCCGCACGAGGTTATCCATCTGGGAGACGCTTACGATCTGGCAGCACTCCGCGCAGGCTCACTGGGTAACCCAAACCAAGCAGATGCTACGGATGACTACATGGATGACATCGGCTGCGGGGCACGCTTCCTGAACGACCTGAGACCCACCGTGTTCACCATCGGCAACCATGATGAGCGGGCGCGAATCTACTTAAACCACCACAACGCGGTCATCAGGGGGTTTGCCGAGGCTGTCTGGGAGAAGATGATGGCACCACTCAACAAGCACTGCCGCGTGATCATCGACAAGTACGGGGTGTTGCCGGACTGCTGGTATACCCTCGGCGGTTACAAGTGGGGTCACGGGGTGCTTTACGGAGAGAACTACCTGCGGGATTCGGCGGAGACCTTCGGCAACGTGGTGGTGGCCCATGCTCACAGGGCAGGCATTGCTTATGGCAGGCGCTCAGACAACCCGGTGGCGTTCTCACCCGGCACGCTGGCAGACCTCCCAGCCATGGAATACGCCCACCGCAGACGCAGCACCCTCGCATGGTCCCACGGGATTGTCTTCGGGGAGTACACCGACACCAGCGCACAGCTATACCTGCACCAATGGCCACAAAACGAAACGACTTGGGCGCTGCCCAGCTTCTGAGGGGCCTTAGGAATGCCTTGTTCCATGAGGATGAGGTTCCAGAGGGTTGGTATACCACGACGCAGCTAAGTAAACTCTGGAGGCTGTCCATACCGCATACGCACCGGCTCACCGTCAAAGGCATCGAGGCAGGATTGATTCAGCAGAAGAAGTTCAAGATCAGGACAGAGAAACGAGGAATCTACCCCACATGGCACTACCACATAAACCCAGACGTCTCCCCTACCTCACCGAAGACAAACTCACCGACCAAGAGGTCCGGGAACTCCGAGAGCAGGCCCCCACGCTCATCGCCAAAGCCATCAAGAGAGGCTGGATCAGCCCGCCAAGGTACCGGCTCACGGAGACCCAGATCGACTCGCTGATGCGGAGATAGGACATCCTGTACGTCTGGGTATCTGAGTCTCTGTGTATCTGGGTATCTGTGTGTCTGTGTCTCTGTGTAACACTGTGCTTCTGTGTGGCATTCACAAACGGGGTGGGACAAACACCCAGAAATAGCGCACCAAAGGGGGGTGCACAAAAACCCCAAAATAGCACAACCAGCAGAAAACCCTTGATTGCCACCTCGCCATGCCACCTTGCCACATGGCAAAACGTACCTTTTGGGGGTTTTGGGGGTTTTGTCGGTAGAGATAAAGTCTTGCCATAGGTGGACTCCACCTACAGTTTTTGCAGCGTCCGAGAGGACAGGGAGTAGCGTCCCGAAAGCACCAATGAAAAGTCCAGAATCCCCAGTTCAGCCATTACCGGCAGGTTTCCCGGAGACGTTTGTTTTCCGGCGGTGCGCCTACGCTATCCGGTGGTGGTTGAACTGGGGTTTTTGTTTATACCCATGATCGTCGAGATAGACTTCTTGGAGCATTGGAAAACCAGATTGCTTGTCAGATTACTCGGAACAGAGGCCGCACCACTGCACGTCATCAGGCTCTGGGCGCACTGCCAGTCCCGAAAGACAGATCGATTCGCCGACTGGAAACCTGCCGTTCTGGCATCCGTGTGCCGCTGGGAAGGTGACGCTCAGGTATTCTGGGATGCCATGATGCAGACCTTCTGCCGGATGGAAGGCGGTGACCTCGTGGCTCACGATTGGGCGGAGGCGAACAAGTCCCTGATCGCTGCATGGGAAAACGGAGGCAAAGGTGGCAGACCTAGGAAAAGAAAACCCATGGGTAACCCAGCGGATAACCAACCGGTTAACCCAGATCCGTTTTCGGATAACCAGCCGGATAACCCAGATGAGGATTGGGATAACCCACAGGTAACCCATGGGGTAACCGATAGAGAAGATAGAGAAGATAAGATAGAAAACATAGAACTGACATCCTTGCAGAAGCGTATCGGCTCTTGGTTCAAGCGTAGGGAATCCACCAAGTGGTCTGACAAGGAACTCAAGGCACTCCGTGGGGTCATCAAGCTGGGCACTCCACCCGAGGATATCGACCTGCTGGAGGCTTGGTATCGTTCCGGGGACACCTACTTGCGGAAGGACATCATCACTCTGCTGAACAACTGGGGTGGCGAGATAGACCGTGCGAGGACCAAGGTTCACCCCACACCACAGGCAAGCCTGTTCAATCAGAAGCCTCAACCTGCCATAGCGGACTACCTATGACAGACCTTAGGCCAGCGTTGGAGTTCGCCATGAAATTTGCAGGACGTGATACCTTTGGGCATCCAATAGCGACAGAAGATAAGAGCACCTCAGCCTACTTTGCACCCAAGGAGGAGCTAGGCGTTCTGGGAGCGTGCCTCTGGGGGAATGCGGATACCGCTACGGAGGCTGTGGCTTTGGTCAGGCCAGACATGTTCATCGATGAGGATCTGAAGCTGACACTGGAGCTGGTGGAGACACTGGCCCGCGAGAACAAGGCTGCCTCCATAGAGAACCTGAACCGTCAGTGGAAGAAAGCCTATGGCAACCTGTCTGCGCCTGTACTTCGCTGGAACGAGGCAATGGAAGCATGCCCTAGCGCAGCCAACCTGTCCTACTATGCCGAAGGCGTACGGGAAGCCCACCAGAGGCGTAAGCTAAGGGATCTAGCCACCCAGATCATGGCAGACTCAGCCAACCCAACGGTGAGCTTGGACGTGGCAATGCAGCGCCTAGAAGGTGGCCTTACCTTGGGTGAATCCAACGCTGTAGAGGCATCCAACGCCAAGCAGGCTGTGGTCAGCTTCCTCGATGAGATGCAGGCTAGGTGGCAACGCAATGGCGAGCTGTCTGGTGTACCCACTGGCCTGCCCAAGCTGGATGACATGCTGGATGGCCTGCAATTCGGTGAGCTGACCCTAGTGGCAGCTAGGCCCTCCATCGGCAAGACGGCTCTGGGCACATCCATCGCAGCCGTGGCAGCCATTGAGCACAAGGTGCCCACCCTGTTTGTCTCCTGTGAGATGTCCACCAATGCCATCACCAGACGCCTGATCTCCTGCATCTCGGAGGTACCCATGCAGCACATCAAGACCGGTCAGCTTTCCGAGAGGGATATGTCACGCCTAGCCTCCGCACAGGTACGCCTCAAGGATGCTCCGCTCCACATCCTAGACCTCTCCTCGGGCGCTAAGGTCGGCACCATCACCTCAGCCATCCGCAGGCATGTCAGGAAGCATAACGTCAAGCTGGTGATCGTGGACTACCTTCAGAAGATTGGATGCTCCGGTAAGTACGAGAAGCGCACCTACGAGGTGGCAGAGGTCAGTGGCACCCTCAAGGCTTGTGCAGCCTCTACAAAGGTCGCTATGCTGGCCCTCGCACAGCTCAACCGGGAATCCGAGAAGGAGAAAGGACGTAAGCCAAGACTGAGCGACCTAGCAGACTCTGGGCAGATAGAACGAGACGCCGACACCGTGCTGCTATTGGATCGCAACCGCACAGAATCCAAGGGAGAGGCCACTATTGCCATTGCCAAGCAACGGGACGGGGAATGCGGGGTGATCACATGCTACTACCAAGGACAATTTTGCCGCTTTGAGCCTGCCCTATTGCAGGACCTGTAAGTAACAAAAACCAATAACATATGATAACCGTATCCATCAACACAGCTAAGATCGACAAGAGCCACCTCTTCGAGGGTAAGACCGGAAAGTTCCTTGATATCGCCCTCATGGAATCCAAGCAGGGCAAGGACAAGTACGGCAACGATGGGTTTGTCACCCAGTCCATCAGCAAGGAAGCCAGAGCCAAAGGTGAGCGTGGACCTATCATTGGTAGCTGGAAGCGCCTAGAGCACACCCCTCGCAGCCATGGCCACCCCACCGGCCTAGCCACCAAGTCAGACGACAACCTGTTCTGATACCCTAGAAGCCTCTAGGGGGTACGTTGCGCTGTCCCGATACCAAACGGATGGTAAAACGCCTCCTAGGGGCTATTCCGCTCCAGCAAAGGGTATTCCGTGGAAGACCTAGACTACGCACTTAGGATGATACCCCCGAGTCATAGGCAGTGGATACTCAGGAGCCTCAGGTCAGGTTCAGCCTCCCCGGAGCAGGTAGTCTCTAGGTTCACCACATCCAAGCAGGACCCAGCCTACCAGCCCATGCTACGCGGACTCCTAGCGGCCAAGCACGCCACCCGGCACTATCTGGACCTGAGACTCAAAGCGATTGACCAACTTTAGCGTTAACGATACAAGGAAACACAGTGGAAGAGCCTTCGATACACATTACCTGCTATGCCTACGGGGATCTCAAGTCCTCGGTGCTCACCAGTTGGGTGGACCTAGCCGCCAAGCTCACCAGTGAGAAGACCAAGGCAGAGCTTAGGATCATCAGGGAAGATGCGCTCATCAGCCGCTCCAGATGCCGGGCCACCCAGTTCTTCCTACAGAGCACCTCCGACGTCTGGATCCAGCTAGACCACGACATCCAGTTCGATATCAACGACGTCCTGCGTGCCGCACGCCTAGCGCACAACCTCCAAGCGGCTGTCCAAATACCCTATAGCTGCCGTTCCCTGCCACCTAGGCCAGCCCACCGCCCCAAGCCAGACGCTCAACCCCTAGAGGATAACCCGGACCTGACCCCGGTGCTGTTCTTCGCCTCAGGGTGCGTTGCCATCAGCCGCCAAGCCATAGAGCGTACCATAGGCATTCTGGAGGAGCCTACAGCCCCGGAGCCGTTCCGTATCCAGTGGTGTGACGATGACATGGTAGGCCGGTTCCCGACGCTCTGGATGCCCTTCGTCATGGAGTGCGCCAAGGGGAAGGAATACCTGTCAGAAGACTACGCTGCCTCCGCCAGACTCTCCCTGTGCGACGTCCCCCAGTACGTCATGCAGCCCAAGGTGCCACTGGTTCACTGGGGAGACTTCAACTACAAGCTGCCTAATGCCTGAGAAGGACAAGAACCTCGGCAAGGATGTCTCCCTAGCCAAGATAGCCAAGGAGCTAGGCACCCACCGCAATAGGATCACTTGGGCGCTCAAGGATGACCCCAGAGTGCCTGAGGACGAACGCCAACGCATCAAGGAGCACGTCGCCAAGGCAGGCTATGTGGAACGCCACCACCCCGATCAGCATCACAATACCAAGCTCAACCAAGAGAGGGCTGACGCTATCGTGGACGGTATCTTCCAGAACAAGCCTCTGGCAGTCATAGCCGCTGAGACGCAACTCACTGAGCATACGGCGTTTAAGCTGATTCGTGGGGTCAAGGTACCCAAAGACTACCCGGAGACTGAGGATGGCTGGCGCAACGATGTCATCAGCTTCATGGAGATTGCCATCTGGAAGGGCACCAAGCGGCTGGCAGAGACAGGGATGGATGAGATCGATTCGAGGACCGTGCCGTTATCAGTAGCCATCCTCACCGACAAGTTAAGCATTACAAAGGGTCAACCCACCTCAATTCAGGCCCATTTATCGTTAACGGCCAACCATCGTGACCTGATGAAGGAGCTGGGATCCAAACACACCGTGGAGGTCGAAACCAACGCTGAGGTGATGCCGGACGGTGCCTGAGGTCTTGTACAATAGGTATTATATTCAATTGCCACCCTGCATCAGCCACAAGCATGCCTAGCATAAGCCAGCTTTATCGTACCGAGTGCGAAACGGAACCGAAGGCAGGGGGGGAGGGGGTTGGCGAATCGGCTGGCGGCAAAACGGTGACGCATTCCTCCAAAGAAAAAATATCCCCAATTTATTCCAAACGTCCTCCGCGCAACTGCCTCATCTGCCGCAAGCCATTCCAACCTGACCGCGAGGTGGCTAGGTTCTGCTGTGAGAAGCACCAGATAGAGTGGCAGAACAGTCAGCCTGAGCATCCGGTCATCCCCAAGGTCAGCGCACAGCACCCCCGTGCCTTGGAGTTGCGGGACCAGCGCACCCAGTTGTGTCTCTTGGAGAAGGCTGACCCCTATACCTATGGCTTCATCCCTGACCACTGGGAGCTGGCCAACCGTGTGTGGGCTGAGTGCTCTGAGCTGCTGATCTCTGGTGGCAACCGTGCGGGGAAGACCCTGTGGGCGGCTAGGCGTGTGGTGGAGACCCTACTCTCCAAGGAGAACTGCAACGTCCTGTGCTGCCATACCTCCAACGCAACCTCGGTGACGGTGCAGCAGCCTGCGATCTACCACTACCTGCCGGTGTCACTCAGGGCCACCAAGAAGGGCAAGATCCACTACCTGAACTACTCGCGGAAGAACGGCTTCACCGACGGCAGCTTCATCCTCCCCAACGGCTCTAGGTGCGACTTCCTGAACTACACGCAGTCTGAGAACACCATCGAGGGGCGGGAAGCGGATCTGATCTGGTGCGACGAGCTGGTGCCGCAGAGCTGGGTGGACACGTTGCGGTATCGGTTGGTGACGAGGAGGGGTAAGTTGCTGGTGACTCAGACGCCGCTGGAGGGAGTTGCATCAGTATACAAGGAATTTGTAGCTGGCGGTGTGATCACCGAGTGGGCTTCGGGTCAGATGCTGGTGGGGAAGCAGGCGTTGCCGACGTGGCCGGTGGGGAAGGCTCCTCGGGTGATGCGGCTGGAGAAGTGCAATCGGAGCACTGTGTTTTTCTACTCTGAGGACAACCCGTACAACCCTTGGGATGAGATGCGGTCCAAGCTGGTGGGTGCGCCTACGGGACAGATTCTGACCAGAGCCTATGGGTGGGCCAGTGACAACATCGGAAAGGCGTTTGCGCGGTTCAGGGCTGATTCCCACTGCATCAAGCGGGATGCGATACCTCCGGGGGGTACATTGTACATGATAGTGGACCCTGCTGGCGCTAGGAATTGGTTTGCCCTGTGGCTGGTCTGCTATGAGGACGGGCGGCGGGTTGTGGTGCGTGAGTTCCCTGACTTCCAAGGCTATGGCGAGTGGGTGCTTCCCTCTGAGAAGGCGGATGGTAAGGCCGGTCCAGCGCAAACGTTGGAGGCTGGAAGAAGCGTCTCAGAATATCGGCAACTGTTTCGGCAGATTGAGGGGGAGCTTGGTTATGGCGAGCCGGTGATGCGATTGATCGACCCTCGGGCCGGTGGTAGTCCTGCATTGAGCGATCAGGGTGGCACGACCTTGGTGGACCTTCTAGCCGAACCCAGCGACCACGATGATGGAATGGCGTTTGTACCTGCCCCAGCGGTGCCAGTGGATCAGCGTACGGCCATGATCAATTCCGAGCTAAGTTTCGACACGACGCAGCCGATAGGTCCATTGAATCAACCTAAGCTCTACATCGTGGATGACCTGCACAACCTGATCTATTGCCTCTCCGAGCATACCGGGCGGGATGGCCAGAAAGGTGCGTCCAAGGACCCGATTGACTGTCTTGGCATGCTGCTCACCAGCAAGGTGGACTACATCGAGGAGGGCGGGCTCAACAGCACTGGCGGCGGTGGATATTAGTGGACAGCGTGATTGCTTTTTAACGCAAACAAACCAATAGCGACGCAAATGGAATACGAGACGACGTACAAGAACAGTGGCGACATCATGGCCCATGTGGGGTCTGAGCCGAATGTGGGGGCGCTGAATGATGAGCTGCGGCGGGCGGCAACGGACTACGGGATTGGGTCTCGGGTTAACATGGTGGAGAACACCCGCTACTGCCGCTGGGAAGGTCAGACTGATGACGGCAAGAAGTGGAGCGAGAAGCAGACTCATGGCAAGCAGGCGTTCCCTTGGGATGGGGCGAGCGATACTCGGATTCCATTGGCTGACGAGGTGGTTAATGGCTTGGTCGATGTATGTTCCACGGCTTTCTGGCGTTCGATGATCCGGGTCAGTCCCCAGAACGTTAGGGGGATCGATGCTGCGGTGACGGCTCATAGCCTGATGGACTGGGCAATGAACAACCGGATGTACAACGACATGACCCGGGAGGTGGAGCTGCTGAGTCAGTACTTATGGACCTACGGTTGGGCCGGGGCGCACATTTCGTGGCAGCAGGAGATCGGACAGAAGGAGCAGTATGTTACCGTGGAACAGCTCATGGCCATTGCGGCTCAGAGTCCTCAGGGGAGTGTTCTGGCGGATCTGCCGAATTTGTTGACCAACCCGGATGCCACGGACCAGTTGGCGGAGCTGCTCATGGCGGCTTTCCCGAATCTTAAGAAGCGCAAGGCATTGGAGTGCGTGAAGGATCTGCGGGAGGAGGGCGAGTGCGAGTTTCCGGTGCCGACGATGGTGAAGAATGCGCCCAGTGTTGCGGCTCTTGCGCCATACGATGAGCTGGCTTTCCCACCGGAGACGACCGACATCCAGAGCGCGCGTGTGGTGTTCCGCCGTTGCTACATGACCGAGGTGGAGGTGATGCAGCATGTGGAGACGGATGAGTGGGACGAGGAGTGGGCCAAGCAGGCGATTGCCACCCGTGGGCGTTTCAGCAACTTCAGTGACTACACCTACACGCTGGGCCTGACCAACAACGCCCTACTGGACCGCGAGAACCTGATTGAGGTGGTGTACGCCTACCAGAAGTCACTCAATGAGGACGGTGTCCCGGGTGTGTACTGCACGGTGTTCTGCCCTCAGGTGGGTGATTCTTGGGGCAAGTTCGAGCTGCTGGACTACGAGCATGGCCAATACCCGTTTGTCGTGTGGCGGTCTGAGATCATCCACCGCAAGATCATTGAGAGCCGTGGTGTTCCAGAGGTCTGCATGACGTGGCAGAACGAGATTAAGGCGCAGCGGGACAGCATCTTCGATTACACGAGCCTGAACACGATTCCGCCGATTCAGGTGCCAAAAACGAGGGGTGGCAATCTGCGGCTTGGACCTGCGGTTCAGATCCCGGTACTCAGGCCCGGTGAGATTTCGTTCATGCAGCCTCCGGCTCGTGAGCCAAGTGTGGCCTTCAACCTGATTGCCGCCATCGAAACGCAGGTTGATCGGTACTTTGGTCGCCCTACCGAGAAGGTGCCTCCTGCGATTACCCAGATGCGGCAACAACGCGTGGTGAACAACTGGCTGCATGGCTGGACCGAGGCATTCCGGCAGGTATTGAGCCTGACTCTTCAGTATGTTGGGCCTGAGGAGATCATCCGCATCACCGGCAGCACGGTTCCGTTGTCCACCAACGTTCAAGATTTCGATGTTTCTCTGAAGTTCGATGTGCGCGAGCTGCAATCCGACTTGGTGACTGAAAAACTCAAGGCGCTGTCGACCTTGGTGCTGCCGTTGGACTCGGCTGGCGTGTTGGATCGGACCAAACTGGTTGGCTTGGCGCTGCGTGCGATTGATCCGACGTTGGCTTCCGAGCTGATCATGCCTGCCGGACCTGCGGCACAGAAGATGTTCGATGAAACCAACGATGAGATCGGCCTGATGAGCCTCGGAAATCCGCCAAAACTGCGTGAAAACGACCCGGCAGCTCAAGCGAGGCTGAACTTTGCCCAGCAGATTTTGCAGGCGAACCCGAAATATCAGCAGCAGGCCCAACAGGACCAGTTGTTCCAAGCGAACCTCCAGAAGTACGTCGAAAACCTGCAATTCAGCGTTCAACAGCAGCAAAATGCGGTCACCGGACGCCTCGGAGTACAGCCCACATGAAGATCCCACCGGAGAAGATAGAGCAGGCAATGGTGTCTGCCATGGAACACGAGCCTCTGGTGCAGGCTTTGAAGCAGGTTCTTGCGGATTTCATCGCTGATGAGTCCAGAGCCGCACTGCTACCGGATCTCAATGCCGAGGCTAGGGCGTATAACTGCGGCAGGGCGGCTGCGATCACAGATTTCCGCTCTCTTTTGGTGGAATTAGGGTTGAAACTAGACTCCTCAGGGGAACTTTCCCATTGACTAACGTTAAAGCAGGCCCCATGAGGCTCTTAGTTTTCTGGGTTTAACGTTAAACCCTGTGCAGCACTGCCCGACTTGCAGGGCCTAAAACGCATGGAAGCAACAACCCAAGGGGAAGCGACACCCCAAAACAACACGGCACCCACAGCGAGGATCAACCCCCTTAACTTCGACGAGGCGGCGTTGGCCAAAATCCTGAAGGAACGGTTCTCTGAGCCTGCCCCAAAGGAAACCAAGGTCGAAGAACTGGAACCAGTTGCCGCGAGTGCGGATGAGCCGGTTGCCGAGGAGTCAGCGTCCGAGACTGCTGAAAACGGTGATGAGACGACCGTAGACGAGACCACTGAGCAGGAGACTGTTCAGCAGACTGAGACCGAGGACGGCACCTCTGGGGTCCAAAAACGCATCAACAAGCTGGTAGCTCAGAAGAAGGAGGCCGCAGCCAAAGCGGAAGCCCTAGAGCGAGAACTTGCAGAGGCGCAGAGGAAACTGGAGGAGTTGCAGCAGGCCCCACCTGTCGCTCCGGTCGCATTGGACAACCCTTTCGCGGATGTCTGGGATGAATCAAAGCTCAGTGATGAGTGGAGAAAGGCCCGGGATCTGAAGCGGTGGTGTGAGGACAATGCGGATGGATGCGAGGTGAACGGGAAAGAGTACTCAGCGGAAGACATCAAGGCCATTCGCCGCAAGGTAGAGGACGCTCTCGATGTGCACATTCCGACGAGGCATCAGTTCCTGAGCACCTACAAGCAGGTCAAGCCGGTTGCAGAAACGACGTACCCTTGGTGGAAAGACCGATCCAGCACGACGTATTCGGAGGCCCAGCAGGTGTTGAGGCAGATGCCACAGCTTGCAGCGTTTCCTGACTACCAGATTGCGATCGGTGATTTCCTAGAGGGACGACGTATGCGAATGGAACGAGAGAAGGGTGCGAAAGTGCCGAAGGCTGCCGTCAAGGTGGCTCCAAAGCAGCCCAGTGCCCCCAAGGCGAGTCCAGCTCGTACGGAAAAGTCCAATGTCGAGGCTCAGGCTGCCAAGCAGAACTTCATGCGTACGGGGTCAGCGGCTGAACTGTCCAAGTTGTTGCAGAAAACACTTCTAAAATAAGGAAATACCATGCCTCTGCTTGTTTCTACCCCTCAGGTCGGTGTGCGCGAGGATCTCGCTGACTACATCGCTATTGTTGACGCCAAGTCCACCCCGTTTGTTTCCATGGCCCCCAAGGGCAAGGATCTCGGGAACGCCACCTTCTCGTGGCAGGTGGACAACTACGCCGCTCCCACGCTTGCCGGTGTGGTTGACGGTACGGACGTGACGGTTTCCAGCGCCTCCAACCCGGTGCCGAATCGTACCCGCCTCTACAACTACGCGCAGGCGTTCCGCAATGACCTCCGCATCGGTTTCTTTGCCGAGACCCAGAACGTTGCTGGTGTTAGCGACGAGCTTGCCAACGGTATCAGCAAGAAGCTGGTTGAGCTGAAGCGATCGATGGAGGCCACGTTCACCTGCACCAATCAGGCTGCTCAGGCTGACAACGGAACCAACCCGTACCTCACCGGATCCCTCGGCAACTGGCTGACGGCCACCAACAGCTCGAACATCGGTGCGCTGGCTTCTGGCTCTGCGTTTGCCCCTGCTTCGGGTGCTGTTGATACCACGACCTCGGCCAACTTCGTCGAGGCCACCGCGCAGAACGTGCTGACCGC